CCCGTCTTGGATCGCTATTTCAATCGTGGATTTGAGTAGGGGCGTCAAGGTGCGGAGCGTATGCGCCAGTCGCAACTGAATGGTGTGCGGGACGATGTCCTTGAATTGCGAGTCGACCAGTTCTTCAAGTTTCAGCCCCGCCACTCTGCGTCCGAGAATGCGAAAGTAGGCCTCGAGCGACTGCTGTAAGCGCTTTTCGTTTCTCTGGCCTAGCAAGCCGAGAAGTCCTGGCCGTTTCAGCGTCTCAATCAAAGTGGCGAGCGTCATTCGAGGTCTGACTTATTGCACTCTCGGCGAAGCCATCGGCATCCGGTGAAGACTTAGCAATGCGGAGACTTCGCTGTCGTAGGATTCGATCGATTGCTCAGAAACTGGCCGATATTTGAAACAAGGGCAGAAAAGGCAGCCATCCTCCCCGTGCGCTTCCGGTGAATGAGTGCAGATGCAGTTCATGTGTGCGATACCGCCAGGATGCGCTCTACCATGGCTTCGTCGAAGATTGGGGTCTGCTTCTCGATCGCTTCGGCGAGGCGATTCATGGCCTGTGCTGCTTGCGGGTCTTGCTGAGGATTGATCGGGTTTTGTTGCTGCTGTTTCAATCGCTCGGCTGCGGCCTTTTGCTCGGCCTCGGCTTTGGCGTCATCCAGCTCTTTTTGTGTTGCAATGGCGTCCATTACTCCGTCGATGTTTTCGACATCCATCGAGATCAAGCAGGTGCGGAGGATTTCTGGGGTCTTAGCTTCGGGGAAGACGCTGGTCAACTGGGTGAGGAACTGGCCGAGTTTAATCAGGTCTTCGTCGAGAATCGGCGGCAGTTCAACATCAATTTCTGCCGGTTCTTCGTCGATATCTTCCTGGAGCACCATCGCAAATAGATCGCGGTAAGCTCCTTTTAAAAGTTCCTGGTAGCTCTGAAACATCTTGAGCATCGGCAGTTCCATTGCCGTCGCCGTCGCCAGGTTTCCAGTCGAAGGATCGCCGTAATAGTGCAGCATGGTTCCCGTTCCGGCGCAGACCATCAGCTTGAGTGCGTTGCCGTCCTCTTTGGCATCACCCGCGCCGGTCGCCCGCGGCATGGGCGTCAAATCCACACCTTGGTTCTGCGTCCAAGTCGCTCCCGGCGCTGGGGGAGGGTTCTTTTCAAGCCCTGCGCTCATGCCCGTCTGGGTAAGCGAGGATTGCAAACGCGCGGTGATGGCATTCACTACTGCTTGTCCGCCCTTGGCGGTGACTTTGTAGGCGAATTTGGCGAGGGCTTGCGTGATGCCGACGCGGGCTTCCATGAAGCGGCGATGCTCGCGGCTCCAGGCCGTACAGCAGGAAAGCAGGCCGTTTCCTCGCTTGCCCATCGGATCGAAGGCCAACTGATAAACAGGGATTATTTTCCCGCTCGGGTCGCGCTCCAGCTTGATTGCGCCTTTACTGTCCGGGTCTTTTTGCTCTTCGACTTCGCTGATTTCATCCTCAGGCAGCGCCCAATCCGCGTAGTAGAGGATTCTGTTTCCGTCTACGGTGTGGCGGCGATAGCAGAGAATACGTTCTTCATCTTCCGGGTCGGTAATCACTTTCGTGATCTGTAGCGGGTCGATGGTGCGTAAACTCGGAACCGGCTCGGTAGGAAAAAGGGCGAAGAAAATCTCGCCGTCGATCAAGAGCTTGTTTGAGGTCCGCTGCTGGCCGGCGGGATTCATCATGCGCCGGTTGCGACGGTTTTTGGTGAAGGCGTCGAGCTGGCTTTGGACTTGCGTATCGCTTGCCTTGTAGCTCATCCCGTTGCCGAGTGCATACGTAGTCCACAAGCGCACGGCTTGCTTGGCCAGCGGGTCGGTGAACCAGAAAAGTCGGGAGCGTTCGACGATGGTTTTGCGGGTGCGCTGGTCGAAGTCGCCGGGCAGCGGTTGCCCGAATCCCAACCAGCCGCGATCATCGAGAGCCAGTTCAATGTCGGCCTGGGTGAGCGATTCCTTGAGTTCCGGAATCGCATCGAGCAGGACTTCCGAGAGTTCGCGGGAAGAGTACTGCTTTGGCTTCGGTGCGAACGATTCCTGCAGGCGAGTCCAAAGGCTCACAGTCCGTACCTCAAGTCGAACTCGTCGAGTTCGGGAGAGATGGAGACCTGCTCTTCATAGACCATGACATCTTCGGTGACCTGGCTGGCATGGGCAGATTCCGCCATGCAGAAGGCCCACCAGTGATCGGCGTGTCCGAACTTTGCATCATGCTCCGCGTCGAATCTGGCTTGGCCAGTCGCCGTGGTCAGCTTCTTCACCGACCGGAAGGAATTGCGAACCATCTCGGTATCGGGAATGCGCGTTTTCTGTTCTTCCATCCGGCGCTTGGCATAAACTGCAAGAGCTTCCTTATTGCCGAGCGTGAATTGCACGCCCTCAACTCGATGTGGCCCGAACTCGCTCTCGAGTTGTTCAAAGATGCTCAATCCCATTGAGCTCTTATCAATTACAAGACGCTGAATCTGCGGCATGAGCTGCCGGGCGATCTGCATCTGATGTGGCGTCGAAAGGTTCTTCATTTCGACTATCCCGCGCGTCCAACTGACATCGCCGACCATCTCCGCAAGCCAGATGACCGAGAGATCGCGATTCCGGGCGACATCCCATCCGGCGTAAAGACCATGGCAATGAGGCGACGGATCACCGCTATTTGCATCAGCCGAGACATTGGCGGCAAATAGCTCGGGCGGAATCCACTGGCTGGCAGTCGAGAGAAATGCGCAGCAGTATTCCTGCAACCACATTTCCTCGTCGAGGCAGCCGATGCGCAATTCTTCAGCGTCAAGCGCCTTCCCGTCTCTGTCACGGCAGCCTTGCGCAATCGCTTGGTGAATGTCGGTCTTGTGACTAGACCATCGACTTGTATACGGCCTGCCATCGACCAATCCAGCCTCTTTCGCGAGTTCGTAATAAGTGCCTTGCCGACCGTTGGGTGTCGAAATGATCGAAAGGCTGTAGCCGCGCGTGATGGTTGGCTCAATGGCTTCGTAGATTCGGCGCGGGTCTTTGTGGAAGGCGAATTCGTCGAGTAAGACGTTGCCTTCGTAGCTGCGGGCAGTGTCCGGACTTGCGGGTAGTGCGATGATGCGCGAACCGTTTCCGAAGGTAACTTCGTGTTTATAGATAGAGCTGTCAGGGAGGGCGGCATCAATATAATTTGCGACAGCACCAATCGCCCGAACATGGGGAGCGGCAGCATCTTGGATAAACTCTTTTGAAAGCCGCTCGGATCGCGATAAGACGATGAAATTCTGCTTGCGCTCCAGCGATTCAAGCACTGCCCCGAGTCCCGCACCGAATGAATAGCCGATTCTGCGCGCCTTAGTCGCGATCTTGAGTTTCGACCTGTCCGCTATCCACGCCTTTTGGTACGGGTTTAGCTGCAGCGGACTTGTGGGAATCTGCACCAGTGAGCCCGTAGATTTGACGGATGGCGGCGATGAGGTCAGGCGCTTCGACTTGGACTTTGACTGGGTCGTTCGAGACGATTTCGTGCTGCTGTGTTTGCGCCGGTCGGCCCTCGGTTGTGTCTCGGATCGCACAGTAGGAACTGGTGTCGCCTTCTAGCGCGACTTTCCCTTGCGCTTCGGCAACGAGTTCGGCATTGGTCTTTCCGGTCTTTTCATCAATCCGCTTCAGCCAATCGCGGCTGGCGTCTGAGAGAAGATTCTTGGGTCTGCCCGTCGGGTTTCCCGACTGACCAGGCTGAAATCTCGTCGCTTTCCCGATAGCTGGATCAAGACCGTTCCTGAGTTTTCCGCCTGTTTTCCGCCTGTTAGCAGGCGAACGACTGCCTCCGTTTGTCCCCGACTTCTTCGCCACGGATCACAGCTTCTCCCGAGCCAGTCGCATACGCATCTCGCTCTGCTTTTCCTCGAGCGTTGTCTGGAAGCCGAATCGTTGCGACTGTCGACGGGCCACGTAAGCAAAGACATGCGCCCTTACTTGGCCGCAACCGATGCAGCCGAGCTGCTTTAGCGAAGTCTCGTAAGGTCGCCCGAATCCCCACAACCGCAGGGTTTCGCAGGACGCGCATTCCCAGACCTGAGCGTCGCACTCAGTGATTCGCTCACAGTAGAAGCAGAAGCCTTCCGCTTCTCGAATCTCGCGGGGAAGATGGCGGGCGCAGTTTGAGCAGTGTTCGGGCAAAAGACACATCTTGGGCGATGAGGGTTTCAGTAGATCGCCGATGATGGCAGTGCTCATGCGCTTCTGGTTGCTTGATTTCGTCGCGGACGCGGCTGGTGATAGCTCGGATGCCGTGTGCGCTGGTAAGCCCGCAGATAGCTGCCAGCGGCATCGGCTGCGTAATTTTCTGGAGTTTGCACCAGATCGGCGCGGCTCATGCGAACCAACGGTCTTTTTCTGACTGGCATTAGAAAGGAACGTCTGCGTCCGTGATCGGATTCGCGGGCGTGATGAAGCTTGATGCCAACTGCTCTAGCCGGTTCAACTCTGCAATCTTTTCTGCGTCGCTCAGTTCTCGCTCAGGAAATGTCATCTCTAAGGCGTCAGAGAAACACTCCTCGCGCCGTTCAAAGTCAAGGCGTAGCTGCTTTCGATCCGGCTTTCGCACTTTTGACCTCCAGGCGCTCGCAGCCTGGGCGATAGGAAACGCGAATGATCGAACAATGAAGTGGACTGGTGCGAGCGTCGCATCCTTGTAAGTACAGTGGCTTAGTAATGCAGGCTTGGTCAATCAGGGCGTTTACTGAGTTCACGATTGGTCGATGGGAGCAGCCGCTAAGCAAAAGGGCGACAAATGTACAAATTGTACAAATTGCAAATTTGATCAACTTCGCAGGTTTCCTCATCTTCCGAACCGATCGAGAAACGCTTTAAATAGCCAGCCGATCACTGACAGTTCCGCGACGGTCGCGCCTGTTAGAGCCCATACCTGAAACTTGGCCCACTTCAGGCTTCGCCGCGTCTTTACCAACTCCCCAATGATGAGGTCTTTGTCGCGGCGCTGGAGCTTGCGCAGTTCGTGCTGCTGATCGAAGGCGCGAACCACGTCCACGGCCAGTTGGTGCGGACTGCGCTCCATGTACTTCGCCTTCCAGCGGTCAGGAATGCGCTGTTCTGGAATCGGGTCTTCATTGGTGATGAGTAGCGGATCGCGAACCGTCACAAGTCAACCTTGTAATCGTGGTCATGGTTCCAGCATTCGGTGACTTCATGGATCAGGTCGAACATGGCCTGCGCATTGCCTGGCAGGATGGCGTCTTCGAAATGGGTAGCGATCCACATCAGGGTTAGATTCGAGAGTTTGTATCCGCCAGGACTAGCCTTGATTGCGTGGACCAAAAGCATCGCTTTGATGCGAGCGATGTCCTCATCACGCCACGGCAACGAGGAATACTCACGCCGGTTGCTGAATCAGCGAGGAAGAAGACGTGGTCGAGTTCCTTAGGACTCGCGTCGGCGTCAGGTAAGCGGCCGCTGTGAAGTCGATCTTCCTCGCTGAAACTCGGATGGTGCGGCGGATCAGAATGCTATTGTGTCCAGCCGCGACAAGATTCTTGCGCCGTAAGCCGTGTCGCCGTAGTGGTCCAGCATCGCCTGCTTGCGGGATCTCGTAATGAAAGAGTGAGCCGTCGGTTCGCCGCGAAAAGGGCAAGGCGTTGCCGATCCCGAGTGGGCCGTCATGGAGTATCTTCGGCGCCTGCTTGAAAAACAAAAAGACTTTGCCGTTCTCGATGAACTTGCCGAGACTTCGGCGCTTGAATTCGCGGACTTCGGCGCGAATGTGAACCTGAGCAGGACGTTCGAAGCGGTAGTCCTGTCCGGTGTAGAAGCAGGGAACCAGATCGCTAAGGGCCATATACAGTGGTTCGGATTTTTTTGGAGCGCACTTTTCCCAGGAGTCGGGAATGTGCTTTGTTTGCGGATTCAACCGCACCGGGCATCGACCGGTCTGACCTTGCTTGCTTTTTCTTAGAGCCTCAACGCCGGATAGCTGGAAAAGGTAGGACTTGCCGGCTTCACAAGGTCGCGACCCTGATTTTCCGGCTATTGGCAGGAAAGTACCACATTACGAAGGTGTTTGAACAGAGTAATTTGGCGTGTTTACCGTCTTGGGTAGGGGATTTGGCCTAGATTTGTGCCGATTTCTGGCTCTAATCTAGGCTCGACGGCTGGGTCTCTGGCATCTTGGCGCGGTTCGCGGACATGATCCTTATCTCGATGCCTTCCGTGTCGGGTTGATTGGTGAGCGGGTCCTTTAACGCCTGTCCGCCGATATCGAGCACCTTGATTCCGGCAGCCGCAACAATGCCGTCCTTCTCCCAGAATCCGCGACTATATTCCCAGCGCGCTCCGAAGCCGTTCTGGTAAACCGTGGGAGCTTCTGACAACGGCTGGCCCATCTTGCCGGTCATGTCGTACTTGATCTTGTCCCAATCCTCGTTCGGGATCATGATCTTGATCTCCGCGAGTTTCTGGTTTTCAAAGTACAGCACCTCTCCTTCCGTCTTCGGATTCATCAGCCCGCGCGTCTTGGTGTGATAGATCAGTCCTTTGCCATCGCAGACCCTACCATGTGATTTGAATCCGTCGGCGGTCAGTTTTATTTTGTTACCGTTGCATTGCCCGTAGTCAGTGAGCGGCTGGCCGATATAGGCTCCCCGAAACTTGATGGGCTGATCCTGGGCGAAGGCGAGGGACGCGAAGAGAAGAAAGGCGGCGAGTAACTTCATGGGCAGGAATTGTGCCAGAGACGGAGCGGATGAGGGTATGGGACTTTCGGGCGGCGAAGATTACTTCGCCTTTTTAGACTGTTTTATCTCGGCGATCTGCTTCTCGATCTTCGATTCCAGCTTGTCGAGCTTCGCCCAGCGAGCTTTCGCGGCGCGCCGCGCGGACTCCGCGCGCTCTTCTCGCGTCTGATTCTTGACACGCGCCTTTCCGCCACGCCTGCCGAGTTCTACGGCTGCGGGATTTTTGCCCATGCGAGGATGTTTTATCACGTCTTTTCTGTAACTTATGCGAAGCGGTTCGCAACTCTATGAAAACAGAGCAAATCGAGTGCTTGACTATGCGAAGCGGTTCGCATAGATTAACAGCATGACGATTGATGAACGCATCGAACGCTTGACCGAAAGGCATGAAGCTCTGGCCGAGAGCGTCGAATCTTTGACGAAGGATGTGCATCAACTGACACGGAACATGGATCGCTTGCACATATTGGTTGCTGATATTTCGTCAGCTACCTTGCATTTGATTAACGTTTCCCGCGCTCACGAAATGCGCATTGATGCGTTAGAGAATCGGCCACAATAACAACGGGCCGGAAAGCGGTTGCAGCCGCAATTCGGCCCTAACCAAATCGAACTGACAGGAGTCCGACATGGCTTCACAAACTGTATCAAAGTCCGTTCCCTTCCTTGTTTTCCCGACCCTGAACGACGTATTCACCTGGCGCGTAGTCGCAACCGAGACCAACCGGACAATCTCGTTCCACAAGAATCTGGCGAACGCCGTGAAGAAGGCGGAAGAGCTAAACGTAGTCTCCTTCCTGCGAGAAGCCGTCTCCGTCGATCCCGAACCGTGCGCCTTCGAAGACGAGCGTTATCCCTTTCCCTGCGGAAAAGACGCCAGCTTCTACGACTTTGACTCGGAGCAGTTCTACTGCGCCGGACACACCGCGGACGTGATTCGATGAGAGTCCACTTCGTCAACCGCAAAGGCACCTACGACCGATGGGTCGAGCTCGAAGAAGTAGCCGTCTTCATCGGCCAAGACGGAAGCGCAATGACTTCCCTGCCCGATGCTTACGCCAACGAACGATTATTGACGCCAGACGAGACCGAGCTGGCGATTCAAGACTTCAAGGAGGAAATATGACGACACATTGCCGAGTTGGAGAAGCGCGAATCTGCATGACCTGCGGAAACATGGATCGTTTTCAAAATGGTTTCTGCTCGGAGTGTGGTTCGGACGATCTCAGCTATGAGTGCGAGTGGCCAACGGTCCGCGACAACGAATATCCGACTTATGAAGAGCTACTGCAACTGAGAAAAGAAGGAAAACTCGCCTGAACCGCCAGATTCACAGATTCATGAATTTCTGAATTTCACACAAGGAGAGAAATAACTATGCCGTTCAAACCAGCAACCAAAGAAGTTGGGTACGTCAAAGCCTCAATGTTCGGCCCGAAAGGAACCGGGAAAACCACATTGATGGCGATGGTCCTGATTCACCTATCCAAGCAGTATCACAAGGGCGCGCCGGTTGCGTGGCTGGCGTCTGAAAAAGGCGTCGATTTCGTGCAGGACATCTTCGACGCCGAGAAAGTTCCCCTACTGCTCAACCGTTCGCGCTCGTTTCTCGATCTGCGCTCGGCTTCCCGCGATGCCATCCGTGAAGGCTGCTGCGCTGTGGGCGTCGATTCCGTCTCTCACTTCTGGCAGGAATTGTTCACCGAAGGCATGAAAGCGCGCGGACCGCGACTGCAACGCATTGGGCGTATTAAAGAGGAATGGGCGCCGTTCGCTCAAGACTTTCAGGACTCGAACATTCACTTCATCGTCACCGGTCGCATGGGCTTCATTTGGGATGAAATCGAAATGCCGGACGAGAAGGGCGAGATGGTGCGGGAGTTGGCGAAAGGCGGCACCAAGATCAAAGCCGAAGGCGACTTCGGCCATGAGCCCGATCTGGAAATCGAGACCGCACAAATCGATGATCCTGACCTAGTGCGCTTCGAGAAAGTTGCCGGCCGTGCACGGAAGAAGTTCACCAGTCGAATGCTTCACGTTGCCACGGTGAAGAAGTGCCGAGTCTGGGCGCTAAATGGGCAGGCGTTCACCTGGAAGGATATGACCGCTTACAAGCCTGGCTACTACGCCAAGGTTGCCGAGTGCTTCCAGCCCTACTTCAATTCCATCAATATCGGCGGTAGCCACGCACCGACCAATGCGGCCGATTCGCCGAGCAGCGCAATTTTGTTCCAGCCAGGCTCCGAGCAGAGCTATTCGGAAATGCTTCTTAAGAAGCAGATCGCGCTGGAGAAGTGGGACGCGACCATAAACCTGATCGCGGGCGGACAGACGAAGGACGCCATCCACATGCGCCAGATCATCGGTCAATCGATCACGCACACGCGATCGCGCACCGAATTTGAGCGGGAGAACCTGCCCGAATTGCAGCGTCATCTCGACATCCTTCTTGCGCTAGAACAACGGCTCAAGAAGGATTCACCTAAAACCGATGACGAACTCGGAGCCTGCATCGCAATGGCCACCGAAGATGTAGACCATCCCGGCAAGAATGCCTCGTTCGCTGAAGCATTCACCGCTGGAAAGCCGAATGGGACGGAAGCGCAGCCAGTTCCGTTTTGACAAGCATTCGATTCAGTTTAACCACTTGCGTTAATTCGTTGTGGAGTTAAAAGTCATGCCGCTCATCGAAGTAACGGTAACCGAGAAAGACATTGAAGACGGGCAGCGCCGGAGTGACTGGTTCTGCCCGATCTGCCTTGCCTTATTCCGCGCAACCGGGGTGAAGTGGGTTGTCGAAGAAGCCACCTGTTACCCGATTACGCAGAGGAACGCTTTCATCCCGCTTCCGCCGCCAGCCATCAGCTTTATCTCCGAGTTCGACGCGTCCGGATTCGGACAGCCGTTCAGTTTTCAATTGGAGACGCTGTGAGCGAACAAGTAGAAATTTTCCAAGCGATGCGCGATGCCAGGAAAGAACAGCGCCGTGAGTGGAAACGCATAAATATGGAAGCACTCGACGCCAGTGGTCTCAGGTACCGATCGAGCAACAAGGGAGAATGCCTGACATTTTTCGGCCCGAACGGTGCGGCTAACTTTTATCCGAGTACTGACAGATGGAGATTCCGCAACCAGACCTATAGCGGAGGGGCTTCGAAGTTCATCATTTGGTGGGCGAAGCAGCAATGATCCGCCGCCGACCCATTCCGCGGACCGGCTACCGCTGGAAGCGCGATCCCAAACCAGAGAACTCCCTGCGCTACACGACCGTCCTCGATGGTGCGGTTCGCGTCTATCCCGATGGCCGAGAAGTCTGCCAGGACAATCCCCAAGGACGCAAGGAGTACCAGCGGAGAATCGAAGTAATGTGCATCCGGCAGAACTGGGTCTGCTGCCTCTGCCCAGACAAGCTCAGGTCAATCTACGATGCCACGTTCGAACACCAGCGCCGGCGAGGAATGGGAGCCGCTTTCAGGGATGATCGAATCGAGAAGGACGGGAAGGACTGGAACGGAGCCGCGCACTGGATCTGCAACGTAGAAAAAGGTTAGGAGCTTGCTTTCTCCTTGCGCTCCTCGGGAACCGACGGAAGAGGACGCCAATGGGTTATCTCATTCTTCCTCCAACCTTCGGTCGCGCTAAATCCTACTTTCGGGTGAAAATATGACTTTATAACGTCACCA